CTGACACAATTAGTAATTATTTCTACACTTTTTACAATATGGATGAAATCCATCATCACTATCATTTTTTGGACTAAACTCACCCTTCATCATATCTTTAAACTCCCCACATTTACTACATTGTTTAGCATGAAAAATAGAACTGCTTATGCAGTTCTATATATGTATTATACTCCTAACTCTAACAACGCTCTCCATACTTCACCCCCAATTCATCTATTAATAACCCTTTATTGTCATATATCTCTATAATGTCGTTATTTTGAATTGCAACTTTCCAATTGTTGTCAAAGTAATATTCATAGAATTTCATACTATAATCGTCTTGCTCAACTATGATGTCTATGTTGTAGTATTGTTTTAGTTTTTGAATGAGTTTTGCTTTCATTGTTTCGCCTCCTTATTTGCTTCAGTTGATTTACTTTTTGCATAATCAACAATGCGATGTCTTGAATTTGCTCTTTATTTAGTTCTAGTTTCATAGTTTTTACCTCCTAGAGTTAATTATCAACCTTATATTGATAAGTATATCACATCTGTTAACTTTGTCAATGCATTTTTTAACTTTATATTGTAATTATTGTTTTTTTATAGTAATATATTATTATTAGGAGGTGATTCACTTGTTGAAATGTAATTTAAGAGTACTTATGGCTAAACAAAAAATAGACACTATTCAAGAATTAATGAAAAAATCAGGATTAAGCAGAAATGCTATTAATAATATATACAGAGAAGAAAAACTTGAAGGTACTAAATTAGAAACTTTTATTAAACTTTGTGATGTGTTTGATTGTCAACTTTCAGATATAATCGAATATGTTCCAGATGAAAATTAGCAAGTTACAACTTTAGTAATGTTCAATAGGGTATTTTTTAAAAAATTAAACTTGCATTATATTTTTAATTTTTGTTATAATAATTATAGAAATGCCTTTAGCCGTCTAATCACCATCTTTTTTAAATGATAATCACACGGCTAGATCATTTTTATTAAGTTTATTTTTTTTACAGTTTTAGCAAATCATTTGCATATGACTGCCAATCTATGCAATGTATATCAGTTCCTGTTATCCCCAGGGACTGATATATTTTTTTGAACATTTCTTCAATAGATTGAGTCATTTTTGATTTGCTGAAGCATTTGGTTAAATACTTGTCCCAATGATAAATGTCTAGCCGATTCTCGACTAGTTCATATCCTATATTGATTATAGTTTTAAGGACTGTTGACTTACTCAATTCTAAAACTGTTGATAACTTTTCAATTAATTTTCTAGCATCTTCTATAGAAAAATAAGTATTCTGTCTATTATAATTCTTTCTGTCAAAATTTTTGACACGGTAATTTTCAATTTCTTCCTGCAATGCTAAATCATAGTATTCTTTTTGCAGGTCTAATATTATTTTTTCATAGTGCTTGCGTGCATAAAACTCTGGAGTTAATAACCACGGGAACATATACATATTATAATCCCATTTTCCATTTTCAGGGTTACGCATTTGTGTTACAACGATAAATGGTAGTCCATTTATCGTTATTTTTCTTAATTTCTGAATATGATAATTAACTGTTTGTCTTGTAATATGTAGCATCTTTGCTATACGTTCTTGAGAAGGATATGCACTCGCTTTACCTTTTTCCCAGATGTGTGAAAGTATACAATCTACTATTGCTTTAGCAGTAGGTTTTAATTTTAGGTCTAGGACTTGATTATAGTTGTATTTGTTTAAAGTAACCATTCATATCACCTACTTATATATTCAAATCTTTTAAAGGGTGATATTTAAGAAATTGTTCTTGTAGTTCTTTGTCGGTCAAGTCCAAATAAACCTGCGTTACTTCTATAGATGAATGTCCTAGTAGTTTAGATAATACATATATAGAACCACCATTTTTCAAAAACTGAATTGCAAAAGTAGCTCTCAATCTATGAGGGAATACATTATCAATATTTGCTTTTTTTGCTATTTTTTTAAGTTTAGTTTCGTATGACCCAATAGTCAGTTTAGTTCCCCTATTGGTAGGAAATAGCAAATCAGTTTGAAGATACAAATCTTTAAATTTAATCCAACGCTTTAAATCACTAGCAATTGTATGAGTTAGATATGCATATCTTTCACTTTTATTCTTAGTATCCTTTAAGATTATCGCTTTATTTCTAAAATCAACGTCTTGTTCTTTAATTGATAGAGTTTCCCCTACCCTTGCCCCAGTAGTAAGAAGTAATCTAGTAATAAGCCAATCCCTATATTCATGGAATTTTGTTGTATCAAACTCTTTAAGCAATATATCAATTTCTTTTTCTGTAAGTGCTTCTTTTTTTCTCTTTCTTTTCTTTAGATATTTAATATTTTTGATAGGATTTTTTCTCAGTTCTTCTTCTTCAACTAAAAAATTATAAAAAACTTTGATATTTCTGATATAATTATTGATAGTATTAGGGCTTATTTCTTTGCCTAGGTCTGTACGATTTTCAGGGCAATTTTTATCCATATTTGTAGTTTTAACAGTGTATTTTCCTCGTTCTTGTAAATATTGTATATACTGTCTTAAATGTGATGATCTAACTTCTAATGGTGTATCTATACCCAATTCATTTTCTAGGTAGTGGAAAAATAGATTGAGGGTTTGTTGATATGATTTGAGAGTTTTAGGAGATAAATTTTTAGAAGTGCAATATAACATAAAATCGTCTAGGTAAAACTTGTATTCTTTTGATTTAAGCATAGAAAATTCCTCCAATTAGTTTTTTAACTGATTGAAGGAATCTATTTCTAAAACTATGAAATATTTATTGGAATATCAAAGTATTAGTAGGTTTATTTTAGCAATGTCGAAAATCGTACAAACATTGAATTACCTATGTTTAACTAATTTGCTGTTCTATTCTTAATTTGTCTGCAATCATAGCTATAAATTCACTATTTGTTGGTTTGCCTTTACCGTTATGTACAGTATACCCTTTGAAAATACTAGATTTCCTTCAAACAGTTATTTATATGTTTATCGTAGTGTTATTAATAAATTAGTCGGTTTTCCTCATTATAAAACTAATTGGATTTAATGTCAATTAAATTGATGACATTATTTAAAATAAATTCTTTATCAATATATCTTTCTCTACATATTCCCCTGTTTCATTATCAGTAGCCCTCAATGTTATATTGGTATAACCTTTCGTATTATGCTTAATAGTACAAGTATCATTATCAACTACAGTTAATACATAATAATCAGAATTGCCACCATCAAACACTTCAAATGTAAAGTTAGCATCAACGGGACTACCATTTATCTTTTTAACTGCATTATATTCTTCTGTACTTCCCCAGAAGATAGTATCAACTCCATCAAGTTCATATGTTACTGTTTCTTGTTGTTCTTCTACAACTGTAATAGTATGTGTATCAAATATATTAGGCATATCTGTTATTTTAGCGACAATATTAACTTGTCCTAAAGCTAAAGCAGTAACTACTCCATTTTCATCAACTGTTGTAATAGAATTATCGCTAGTTTCCCAAGTTACATTTATTCCTTGCTGCTCTACCCCATCTTTATATACTTTAGCACTAAAATCAACTGTATTATTTTGTTGTACTTCTGTAATATCTTTTTCAACTATTTCAATAGTCCACTTGCTTAATCCTGCTGGTATTTCATTTTCTATATCATCACCTTCAGCAAATAAGTCCTTTTCTGCATATAAAGAAACAAGTCCGTTAATGGACTTGTCTATGCCAACAACTTTCCAAGCACTACCCATTTTTATAAATCTATCATTAATATTAATATCATAACCAGCAGGTATAGTTACTATAATTTTACCTTCTACAAGTGTTAAATACTGTCCTGTATCTGTATCCATTGTTTTAGTATCAACTATTGCAGGTATAGTTGTTAGTGTATCATTAATAATGAAGTTAATTTCAAATTGTATTTTTCTAACTATTGCTTTATCATATACATCATTAAAATTCGTTTCCTTGCTTATTACAAGCCATTTTTCATTCAAAGCATTAACTATACTGCCTTGTTTGACTAGTCCTATATCAACAAATAAATATTTTGTGTCATTACCCGTAGTATTTTCTATTTCTTTAAGAAAGCCAGTTGTTTCAGTTCCATCAACTACAATTGATACTCCATAATTTTTTAGATAATATCTAAATTGATTTTCAAGTGCATTAATCATGCTCTATCACTTCCATATATCTATTTAATTTAACGTTAAAATTTACTGTATATACTTCATAGAATGGATTTTCAACAGGTATTACTATATCGGCAGGATACCACGTTTGCATATTGTCATTACTATATAAAAAACTACTTTGCCACCCTTTTTTATCATCTATGAATAAACCCCTATTAATTATCCAACATTCTTCATTAGTATCTAAATCTTTCATCTTAAATAAATCAATCTTAATTCTTGTTAAAGGATAATTGTTTCTATTAGCAATTTCATATAATTGTGCTATGTATTCTCTATATTCTGGTAGTTTTTGATAACTAATTGTACCAAATCTATTTCTATTTGTTGCTATATGTTCAAGTTTTAATTTCTTTTTCATGCTATCACCTCACTAATTCTTATAAAATAATAATGCAACATTACTATATTCTTCATCACTTCCTGGAATAGTGGCAATTCTATTTTTTATTCTTTCTATTCTATCGTTTAAGTACTTAATTGCCTCGCTTGTTGTTGCAAATTCAGTTTCAACTTTTCTCATTAAGTCAACGTCATTTGCAACTGCTTCAAGAATATCAACTACTGTATAGAGTAAATCACGCTGCATAGTTGATTTATTATATGTGTCGTTAGCGTTTAGGTTGTTTTCTTGTAAAAACGTAGTATATTCTGCATCAGAAAAATATTCTTTGTTTGCTAGTTCTAGTTTTAAACGTTCTAATACTGTCATAGTATCAACTCCTTAATTTCTTGACTAATTAAAAAATTTATTGGCAGAAAAAAAGTAGGTTTACTAAGTGCAAAAAATCAAAAAAGGGGTAATTAAAAAAAGAAATAAGCATTAACGCCTATTTCTTAAATTCTTCATAGCATTTTCTAGTTCATCATCTACAATATGCGTATATATCATTGTTGTTGAAATATCAGAATGTCCTAATGCCTTTTGAACTAATCTAATATTTTTAGTTTCCCTCAGTAGATCGGTCGCAAAACTATGTCGTAAAGTATGTGGTGATACCTTCTTTTCAATACCTGCTTTTTTAGCATATTTGCTAATCATTTCCCTAATATCCCTTGCCACTAACTGTTTACCATTTCTATTAGTGAATACATATTCTGTTTTTCCTAATTTTTCAGCTTGTCTTTCTTTCCATAAACCTAGTATTTTCAACGTTTCATCATCTATCCATAGTATTCTGTCTTTTTTTCCTTTGCCTTCCACTACTTTAAGTTGACCAGTTAGTAGATTAATGTCAGCCCACTTCAAATTAATAAGTTCTGATAATCTTAATCCAGTATTTAGAGTTAATTTAATCATTGTTTTATTTCTTTGACTTGTAAAATATCTAGTATTAAATGTATTTAATAATATTTGCTGCTCTTGTTCTGTTAAAAATTCAGGTATTTTTCTTTTAGCCATGATAACCCACCTTTCATATTTTACCACCTATTTTATACATTATAGGTGGTTATTCACTTATATTATTATTATAAACTAAAATAAGTGATTTTACAAGTAAAAAAGGTGGTTATTCACATAATTTACTTCATAATACACATTAGAAAAAGTGAATCATATTAGCCCTAAATATCAATATATGATATTTAGGACTAACTTTCATGCTTATATCATACCTCTATTATGCTTTGGGATTTATAATTTGTAACAGCGAATTATTTCACGTCCAATCCTACCGACCCACTGGTCAGTTTAGTTACATAAATGAACGATTATTCATTTATCTTATACTCTATATATTGTATTTGCTAAAATATAACAAACTATATATAGTGTATAATGCTATCTACTACATATAGTGTATCTATTCTATACCATCCACAATATCTTCCTTTAATCTTCCTTTATTCTCTTAATTTCTACATCAACATTATCTGTGAGTGGCGACTTCTCTATATATGATTTCAAACTAATAGCCCCATCATTGTATTGTTTGCTTAATTGTTCTATAACCTCGCTTGTATCTATAGGTCTATTAAAATTAAATTCAACATCTATATAATCATCATTAGCAAACTTGATACCTTGCTTATTTAATAATAATTTTATTTTCTCAAATCTTTCCTCAAAACCATCTCTTAAATAAACTTCTAATTCACGTGCCATATTATCTAAGTTTTGATAAAGTATCTTTAAACTAACTTCACTTACATTAGCTATATTGCTTTGTCCGAATACATGACTAGGCACACCTGATATTACTACAAGTTGCTCTATCAAAGCATTATAAAGCATCTTTATACTTTCGCTATCTAGATTAGCTACTGCATATTTGAATTCTCCGTCATCTAGATTTATAACATACCCTACTGCATCAGCATCAATAGCGCCTTCCACCCTCTGCCCTGTAGTATATGCCAATGGGTTCAAACTAAGTATAGTTATTGCATCATCCATTTTATTAAGTAGATACTCTATCTTATTCAGTATCGGCTTAATATCTTCAAGCAAACTACGCCCAAACAATTCATCTTCGCTGTTCTGTCCGTTCGTGTAGTGAATTGGTAGTCCCGTCAGATTAACTCTACTATCAACTAAAACATAGTTTCCACCTGCATTAGTCCATTTATTAACCTTATTCTCACTATATATAATATAATAGCTTATATTACTTAAACTATCTGTCCAGTGTTCAATAAATCCAACATATTCACCAAATTCATTATAAATAGGATATGAGTCCTCTGGTGCTATTAATTTACTTGTAATTTTACCTTTATCATAATATACATACTCATAAGCATCTCCATATGAGTTAAGGGTCTTAACTATTTTGTAATTGGTATTGTGAAATTTCCCACTTCTGAATACCTTGTTAAATTCTCTAATCATATCATCACTACCAGCCAATGATACTCTTTTACCCATTATATAACTGTTGTGAGTTCTTAATATACTCTTAGCTGTTTGTAGTATCATCTTAGATACTTTTAGTTCTTTATCTTTATATATTATATCTTCTCTATTCAATACTTCATGAAATTTTCCGTCCAAGTATTGCTTATTATTAAGTACATTAGCAATTCTACTCATATGATGTGCTTGTTGTACTTCTTCAATAAACCAATAAGGATTATTTGAATATTGGTTTTGAATATATTTTTCTAAACTCATATTATACCTCCTATTTCAAAACTAATATTTTCAACCAAAGTAGTATCTAAATCAATCTTATCTTTTTTAATTTTAGCCACAATATCACTCCTATCACACACTCTTATACCAAATACCCGTATCCATTCCCAACAACGCCATAGCAGTAGCCATTACTGCATCATCATGCCTACCCCTTATAGCACCCATTTTTTCACCACTAGCAATGAAAACTTTCATTTCCTCTAGCAAATACTTGCTATTAATCAATATTTGTCCTTCTTCAAATTTCTCTCTAAGCCCATTTATGAGAAGTGTCTTAGTTTTGCTATTAGTTACAAAACCTACCTTTTTCTTCGCTCTACCCCTAGCATCATATTCTTTGTGCTTGTGCATATTCTTATATTTGTAATCATACCTTAATTTTGATACTATTGTATGTCCTGCTGATGCTTTTTCTACAACTAGATAAGCATAATTGTAGTATTTTGCTATTTCATATACAACTTCTGCAAACTGGTGAGGTGCTATCTTATTATCACGAAATTCTGCGACTTGTACGCCTTCATCTGAAAATACTTCTATAACTGAATAGTCCTGTCCAACACCTTCTCCACTATCAACACCGATATAATATTTCATATCTATTTTTGATTTTTCCCAAATAAATAATGACTTGTTTAAGTACCTTTTAAGTACACTAGACAAGTCATTAAGTTTATTTCTTCCTATTGGTTTAGGTAAATATCTTAATCTTTCTAATATCTTTGCACTATCGAATATATTATTGCCCGTAACTAAAAATGCTTCAGTATCTGTCGCAGGAAATTCTTGTCTAAACTGCTCAAGTGAACTATTTGCTATCTTTAACCTACGCCATATCAACTGCTCTATAGTTGCACCTTTACTCATTAAATCCAATTCTTCAGCGTCAAGTTCACCCTTAGTTAGTAGTATGCCATTTCTATTTTTCCAAATTTTAACTGCGTTATCATAGTCCTTCTCAAACATTGACTTATTTTCATACCAATTCGCAAAATAAGGTTTATACATATTCTCGCCATTCTTTGCTTTCTGCCATAGTTCATGGAAATAGTTCATACCATTTGCAGTTGACTCAAGTACTATTTTTCCATCTGGAACAAGTGCCTGTTCTATCGCAAGTAATTGTTTTTCTATTGTATCCTTCATAAATGCCACTTCCGACAAATGTGCAAATTTCAAAGTAAGTCCCCTCGCAACATCTTTATTACCACAAGTCGCAACGATTATCCTGCTACCATTTACAAATTTCAATTCTTTTTTATTGTTATTAATTAATGCAGGTCTTAACGGTTTTGGAATAGTCCAGTACATCTGCTTCAACTTCTCAAATATACCTGTCGCACTATCTATAGAATAAGACATTAGCAAGCATGTAGAATGAGGTTGGGTAGTTGCTATCCACAATGAATAAGCAGTCATCAATACACTAAATCCAAGTTGTCTACTCTTTAATATAATATTATACTTATCAATATTTTTTATAAAATCAGATTGCAATTCATTTAACCTAAACGGTACTATCTTACCTTCTTTGTTTGCTATCTGCAAAAAACTTTCAATCCATAATCTGGGATTATCTAATATCTTTCTCAACTTCTCTGCATTAGTCATCTATATCATCAACCTTTATTCCTGCTAATAGTTCGTGTAATTCGTCCTTTTCATCTGCGAAAAACTCTTTACTGAAGTCCATGAGGAATTTTGCAGATTGAACATCGCCTTGCATAGCTTGTTCATAGAATTTATCGTAAAGTTTTTTTAGCTTGATAGTATGTTGCAACTTCATATAATACTTAATTGCACTTGTAACGTCAGGTTCAAGCAACCAATTTTCTATTGTATCCCAACCAACACCATTCAAGTGTCGCTCTGAAAATGCTTTAAAATCTTCTCTTTCACTTTCATCTGTACAATACCAAATCACAAATCTACCTTTTGTCTTGTTTGTACGTGCAAATATCTTTTGTTGTGCTAGTTTTTTAGGTTTTTTAGTTGGCATATTATTCACCTTCTTTCAAATATTTCGTCATATACTTCTGCAACGCTTGGTATTCAAATTCAATTATTTCAATTTTTTGTTGATTTTTTTTTGTTAATCGTTGACAATATTTTAATAATTGAATTATTTCGTTCATATCCTACTCCTCCTCAACAACATAAGATAACTATATATAATTATCAAATTTTACAATAATAAAAGGGTAACCATTTTCGGCTACCCTATATTGTTCTTTAATTTTTTTGTTAGCACGTATTCTTATTAAATCATAACTATCCAATATTTCCTGTAGTGATCTTTTAATTTGTTTTTCAATCTTAGTTTTATTATATTTCCATTTCAACCGATCAATAATTTCTTTCTCCATTACATATCCTTTTTCTTCTAAAATGCTAAAAATAACTCTAACTATCTCTAATGTTCTTTCATCACTAGATTTACTTGTTGTTCTATCCACTACCTTACCTTGTTTAGTTATCTTTTTATACTGTGGATACATTCTATCGGCAACTTCTTTACCTTCTGCACGATAAAACATCTCTCTACTTACACCTTTCATAGTATATTTGTTTTCTTTCCATTTCTTTCCTTGTTGTTCAATTTCAGCATATAGATTATATGTATATGAAGGTATAGAGAAGTAATTGATATGCTTATACTTATTCTTATTATCCTTTACATTAATATGTTTTGATTTATTCAATAAATCCTCTGGAATTTCTGTATCATCTATTTTGTTCAATAACTTATGATAAGCAAGTACAACTAATTTTTGTGATATTTTATTCAACGAATTAGCGCTTAAATTAAGTTTATCGGCTATATAACTTCTACTAGCAAAAAATAATACATTACCTTCTCCGTCAGTTAGTTTTTCATTATATATATTATCTAATGCTATCAAGTGCATTTGCTCTAAATATCTTAATATCCTTTTATTATTTTTATATGTTTGAGGACAATTTATCTCTAATTCTCCATTATGTATTGCCTTTAAATTTTCGATTAATATTTCTTTTTGTTCTTTTTGCCACTCTGTTTCCATAATCTCTAAATTAAACAATTCTTTAATAAAATTATATGTTTTAGGTCTACTCTTGAAATTTCCTAATCTTTCAATAATGCCAATAATATTATAAGAAACTCCACAACTATTACTATTGCAAGAATATATATAATTACCAGTTTTAGGATCTGGAAATATACTAGCACTTGGATTTTTGTCATTGTGGAATATACAATTAAAACTTCTATGGTTATCTATATTTAATAACTTTGCCAAATCTATTTTATAAATATAATCTAAAAATTGTTGTTGAGTTTCAAGTACTATTTTATTATTATCTTCTATATCTAATATAGATTTAAGGTACTTAATATTATGTTCTTTAATTGCTTGAATATTATAATTAACTTCTTTATCATCAGTAGGGGGGTTTTTGGGGTACCTAATATAATTAATATTATTTATATTATATTTATTAGGTACCCCTTTTCTCTCTAACCTTTTATCATACCATTTTTCACTATATTTATTCAATATATTTTCAACGTTTATTACACTATTATAATTCTCATATACAATACTTCTACCACCAAAATATATTCTATTTAGGTTTTTACAATGTTCATCACCAACAAATAGTTGATTTAATATATTTTGTATTGCTAATGCTTCATCAATATTAGTTATTATTTCATCTACAACAAACACTAATCTAAATTTGTGTTTTTTTTCTGTATGACTAAACGAAGTGTAAATAAAAGTAGGGACTATATCAATTTCCCTACTCTTATTAATTGCTTGTTCAATTGTCAATCCATCATCTACATCAACCATAAATACTTGTTGTTCTTGCCATTCATCTTGTTTTCTTCCACATATTGCAGGTTTGATGCTATATCCTTCAATAATCTTATTTGCTAATTCTTTTACACTTATTTCTACTACATTTTCTTCTCTACCTAATCTATTAACTATACTTCCTATTTCTTTCCCTGTAGGTTTATTATTGTATTTTAAATTATCAATCATACATTTTATTTTCATCTAATCTCTTCCTCCTAACTACACAATACTCATTTTCAAAAAATTCTTTCGTACTAATGCACTAGAAAAAATCTTTTTCTTGTTCAAACTTTTTGAGTTTATTTTGTTTAAATCTACCCCCACATTTATTTATTTTCTGTATTTTTTTCTGCTTTCTTTTTTAATCTTCTATCTCTTATTTCTAATGCTCTTTTAGAGTTTAGATATCTTATCCATTTTTCTAATACTTTGGGCTTTATTTCTCTATGACCTTTCTCCATCATATTTATATAATTTGATTTAAATCCTAATTCATTTGCAACTTCTTCTTGAGTTATATTTCGTAAAATTCTAATATATCGCAATTTTTCTCTATTCATAATATCCCTTCCTTTTGTGATTTTTTTGTAACTGGAAAACAAAATAAAAAAGCAAGGGGATTATCCCCTCACTCACTATGCAGTTGTTTTTCGTATTACTACAACACCATCATCGCTTAATAATTTAGTAGCATAGATCATATCAGTGAAAATACCAGTTCTTTTAAATTCTGGCTCTCTCTTTAATTCGATGTTTAGATCCTTTTTCATCATATATCCTAGTGCATTTTTCTTGATGATGAAAGATACACATTCCCCAGCATTATCATCATATGTACCATGATTAGCTATAAATACAGGTATTCCTCTGAAATATCCTAGTAGCCCATTTCTTACTATACCATTATTAGCCGTTGAAGTAGTATTTATTGCACTTGTAAAAGATTCCATGCTATAAAATGAAGGTACTAAATATGAGTGTACAACTATTCCTGCATAGGTATCTACATCTAAATCATCACCAAATAGCATATTTGCAGTATCTAATTCAGTTTCGGTTATTGCTTTAGCATTAGCAGTTGGTGATACTAGAGTTGATGTTTTAGCTTCAGTGATTAAGTCCTCATCAAGTTTTCTAGCGAACAATTGTGCTTGTTGTGATGCACCTTCTTCAATTTGATTTCCTAATGCAGTTTTATTTTCAATATCATACACAAGGAAACCATGTGCAACTTGTTTGATTGTTGCAGTTGAAGAAGTTTGCTTTAATTCTTCTGTTGTAATTACTTCACCTTTAGTAAGTTCAACAGGTTTATTCGTTGCTAAACTCCACTGTGGGAATAGTATAGTTTCCCCTACCGATCTAAACCCGTCAATTTCCCCTACATTTTTAGCAAGTTGTAATACTTTTACTTTTGAGTCAAATTTCTCTCTCACCATACCTGCGTACACTTGTGGCTTTAAAAAACTCATATTATCAATCCTTTCTTATTTTTTAAATTAAAAAGGGGTCATGACGACCCCATATATAAAAAGCACCTATCACATCATGTAATAAGTGCTTATTTTGACAACTTACTATATAGTTCAGGATTATTTTCAAATAGATTCATTCTTTCAATATAACCCATTTTAGCAAATTGTTCTTTAGTAATACCATCATTATTCTTCTTGTTTGTTGGCTTATATGAATTGTTGAGCATATGCTTGTTTAGAACTTCTGATAGTTCATTTACAACGCTTTCAATATCTTCTCCTGTACTTAAAAATTTTGCTAATTCTGATGGTAGTTGATTCTTTTCAAGTGTTTCTCTTATTTTGAACTCTCTTTCTTTTGCAAGTAACTCTTGCTCTTTCTTTTCGAGTTCGAGTTCTTTTTCTGATTTTTCAGGTGGTAACTTACTTTCTAGTTCTTTGACTTTTTTCACATATTCAGTTCTAACCTTGTCAGTTTCACTCTGAAGTAGTTTTGTTACTTCTTCTTTAGTATAGTTATCTTTTTCTAAATCAAACATAATAAAATCCTCCTTCTAGTTGCTTGATATTAGCCCTTTTTCAAGTTCTAACACTAACACTCTATTATTTTTTTTAGTTTTACTAGTTTTTCATGCGATAGATTTTTTCTTTGTGCAATATAGTGTGATAGCATAGAATTTGATACTCCTAATTGTTTAGCAACATATCTATACTTCACACCGTTTTTTCTAACATAATCAATTAATTTTTTTCGTAAATCATTCACAAAGCTATCACACCCCTTTTTTTAGTCAATTAATTTTGACTTAGCATCAAAAAATATATAAAACCCCTAAAAGGGGTATTATTGTAAAAAGAAAGTGCAACGCATCAATTCCCGTTGCTCAGCCATTTTTTCTTTTTTTTTTGGAGGAGGAGGTGGGACTCGAACCCACATCAAAATGGCAAAATTTCCGTATGTCTAAACCTTTAAAAATTGAAAAAAATAGGAGGTAATATGTTTACAAAAATAAACTCTAAAGCAAACATCTAATTTGTATTAGATACTTGATTTAGAGTTTATTTATACCCCCTTCTATATATAGCGACTTTTAAGGGTAAATACATAACTTTTTTATAAAAATTTTTGTATTTTTTTATTTTTTATATATATCCTTCTCACTAATAGGGACAATTCAAACTAAAGTCAAGTAATTT